AGTAGGCCGACCCTAAGTTGAACAAATTACTGAGAAAGTAAAGAAGCCCTATTGCACCGATGAATAATGCGGCGGCGATTTTTGTTATTCGTATCATTGAATCAGCTCCGTGGATTACTCTGCACTACTAGACAAATCTTGCTAAATGCGACCGACTGCAATGGGTCATAAACAGTCGTTCAACCCAAGTTTAGCCCAACGGCAGCTTTCGGGCGCAATGGTCTTGCCCCGGTTTAATGGACAGTTTGTAATTGACCTATGGCACGTTTTTCATAAGCAACCGGACTTATATTACCAAGATAGCTGTGCCGGCGTTTTCGATTGTAGAAGCACTCAATGTAGTCGAAGATATCCTGCTTCGCTTCGTCTCTGGTTAGATAGCGTGTTTGGTTAACGCGCTCGCGTTTCAGTAGGCCGAAGAAGCTCTCGACAACGGCATTGTCGTAACAGTTGCCACGAGCACTCATGCTGCACTTGATGCCATGCTTGTCGAGCTCGTCACGGAAGTCCTCACTCGTATACTGCGCGCCACGATCAGAGTGATGCAGTAGTACGCCATCAGGTTGCCGCTGTTCGATCGCCATGTTCAGTGCGCTGATAGCCAGGTGGCGACTGTTCCATCGGTCCATCGACCAACCGACGATGCGGCGCGAGTAAAGATCCATAACAACGGCAAGATACAACCACCCCTGATGTGTTGCGATGTACGTAATATCAGCCGCCCAGTACTGGTTGGGGCGCGATGCCGAGAAGTCCTGTTTGAGCAGGTTGTCCGCTACAGGGTGGGCGGGGTCACGCTGGGTTGTGACCTTAAAACGTCGTTTAGGACATCCCCTGAGACCCGCGCGGCGCATCAGTCGGGCTACTTTGTGAAGCCCGCAACGGTAGCCTTCTTCTTTGAGTTCGGCCCAGATCCTGGGACTTCCATAGACGCCACCGCTGGCCGCATGGATACGCCGTATCGCCACCAACAGACGCCGATCGTCTTGCGCTCTCTGACTCTCAGGTCGACTCCGCCACGCGTAGTAACCACTGCTCGACACAGCCAGAAGCTGACACATTAAGTCCACCGGATACTGGTTGCGGCGTCGAGTGATACACGCATATCTCAACTCGACTCCTTGGCAAAGAAAACCGCCGCATCTTTTAAAAAATCCCGTTCCTGTTCAGCCCTCTTGAGTTTGCGCTTGAGCTCTGCCACCTCTTCGCTGTGTGACTGGTTCAGACCTGGAAATGCTTCTTCGCCATCCAGACGGAACTGATCTCGCCAGCGTCGCAACTGCCGTTCACTGACACCGAGCTCTTTACAAACCTCCTTGTCCGTCACGCCATCCTCGCTGGCCCGTTTCAAGGCAAGGCATTTGAACTCAGAGCTGTAGCGCTGATATTTCTTCTTCGTCATGGTGCACCTCCTGCCGCATTATTGCGGACATTCAAGGTGTCCACCAAAGTGGGGTAAGACCTTAAAGCAGACATTGGTTGGGCGATTATAGGAACGAAAAAAGCCGGCCCCACGAATGGGACCGGCTTGGTTTCCTGGTAGCGGGGGCAGGATTTGAACCCTATTTAAAAGGAGTCGAAGTGAGACTTCCGACGGCATGAATCACGAAGTTGGATTACCTGTTCTCCCTTGTCGCGTAGGTCATGGACATCAACTTTTGCCCCGTTTTTGCTTCCCTTGCCGCCAATAGTTCCTTGATGAATTCGTGACCGAACTCAGATGCATTCCCGACACCCCGATCTGGAAATGCGACAAACACACCAGACGCACAAGCAAACGTGATCATTGGGGTCAGACTGCCGTCTACAATCATCGGCTCAATTCCAAACGTATTTCCAAACCCACCGACCGGCGTATATACGCACGCATACGGCCAGATGTCCTCCTTGGTCTTGGGTTGCAAGACATAGTTGATGAGTTCTGGGAACTCTGCGCGAACACGGTCCGAGCCAAAGTGAAATGTGAAGATATTGACGCCACACTTTGCGATAGCACGTGACATCACAAATTCGTGAGGCTTTCCTGATTCTCCACCCACAACACTGATGCCGTCGCCTTTCTTACGAACGTGTTTTCCGATAGCAGTACGGGTACCTCTCTTTCCCTCGGTATCTTGCGCGACCTGTCCCGCAGCGGCCAATGGTTCGTTGAAGACCTTAGAGTCAACATTGTTGCCTAACCGGTTATTACACTTTTTGCAGACCGCACCCCGGTAGAGCGTTTCTTTGCTCCCAAGACTTTCGGGTAGCACGTGCTCTTCATCCTCTTCAGAAGAAGTCGCAACGCCACAATAAACACAGATCAACGGCCTGTCGCCGGTCGGCATTTGCCACCACATGCTTCAAATCCCAGTATCACCTAATGCGCCGATAGTAGCATTCCCCTCTTTAAAACCCCGCCCCCGAAGCGATATACGGGGACGGGGCTACCTGAAAGTGGACTTGTCATCCGCCTTGCTTTTAGAGCGACTGGATCGCTACGCCGCCCAAGTCCTTGACGTTGTCCATCACGCTGTCCCAGTTCGTCCCAGTGCCGAGAGCCGTGTCATCTGGATTCACGCCGCCGTTCGCAACGTCCCACGCGTGTCCCTTCACCTTGACGTTGTAAGCGTACTCTCCCTGAGTCCGGATGATCAGATTCTCTTGTCCGGTGATGATCTCGTTCTGGATGTACGGTTCCTCGGATTCTTCAAGAACGACAGAGTCGGCTGTGAGCCCGAGTGACGTATAAATCGAACCGTTCACAAGATCAGCCGAGTCCGTGATCAACACAGGACGATTCAGCGTGACCGGAGTCGCGGTCGCGATGTTGAAGTTCGAGACGCCGTCGATGTTCGCCGCGAACTGCTCCTTCACCAGATCATAATAGGCTTTGCTGTGCATCACCCAGACGACGATTCGAGAAGCGGCATCGCCGAACAACGCGAGAGCATCCACCAGACGAGCGGACGTGAGCGTCGTCTCCGGTGATGTCGTGTTGAGCAAGGATGCTTGTGCCGCGATTGCCGTCTCTCCACACAGAAGCGCAGTGTCGAGCCAGTCAACCATTTGCGCCTTCGCGACCTGTTCGCCGAGAGCGAAGCTCAGTGTCTCAAGATCAGGCGTCGAGCCGAGCTTCCTGAAGCTGTTCATCGTCTGATCCATCGGTCCGATCCGTCGGCTCAATTTGACAGACACGAACTCGTCCGCCGGTAGCGGATTCGAACTCACAGCCGGATTCTGTGGAGAACCTGTCTGATCGCGTCGATTGATCAGTCCTGTCGCATTCTTGAAGAAACTCTCTTGAGCAAAGTCACCTTGACGTCGAGCCGGGACGAGTCTGATCGCTCCGTTCGATGCCGCGTTGAATGCGTCCGTATTTTGAACGAGTGTCTCGCTCAGTCCTGAATGAACGAGATCAGGATAGATCAGTCCTTCAGGCAGACGGCCAGCCGCCGCCCAGTTTTGTCTAGTGCCTTCCATGATGATGTCTCCCTAGTAGGCATACAAAAAAGCGTCACACGAAGATCGTGTGATCGAAGAAGCTTCCCGCTTTGATTTTGTTCGGACGCCGTCCGAGAGAGTTCGAGTTTGGGTGACGGCTCCGCCGTCAAATGAAGTCAGTCAAGCCCGTTGACTGAAGGGGTAATTATACACTGCATCTTTGGTCGAATGGCACAGATTCAATCCAACCAGTCCCATCAATCTATCACCTGAATGTCTGCAATCGGCCACAAGCAGCCATTCGCCAAGCACAAAAAACCCCGCACTAGGCGGGGCTTCTTGAATCTTGTTATTGGTTCAGGCTGCTTTTCTACGTCTCGCTAATCCCATTCCCGCAAGACCAATGCCTAATAGTGCGAGAGTTCCAGGTTCCGGTACTGATACTGGTACTGATCGTGTAAATTCAGCAGGGCCGTGACCGGATGCTCCAGTGGCTATTCCAGATTCTCCAACAATAGTATCGAAATCGCCGCCCGCGCAAGTCGAGCCTGAAACATTGTAACAAAACTGGTTAACACCACCCACCAACGCAACGAAGCCTATTACATCGTCTGCGACAAAGCTAACGGAATCGGTGTCCGACTGGTTCCCCGTCAGGAAGTCAAGTCCGAATAGATTGAATGAGACAATATCACTCACCGTGAGGCTTGTTCCAGCTGACGGGAATGTTCCATCGGCAAAGACCAAGGCGCCAATCTCTTCGAACGTATCGCCGTCAGAAAGTCCCAATCTGGCGCAGTCAACTAGACATGTACCCCTGAAATCGAAGGATATTAAATCTGCGTTCGCCGTGAACGGTGCGATCAGCAAGAGCAACGCCATCAATATTTTGATATGTCCCATCGTCGTATCTCATGATTGTTCACTTTCACCTCAGAAATGCACGAACTAGGCCAACTTCAGAATAATCTGCGATTTCTGATGCTTACGATTATCACGATCAGTTTCTCGAGCAGGCTTGTAAGAAAATCCGACAGACTTGTGGAGTGCGTTTGGGCCAGCAGCGTACTTGTTGGTTTCATCCAGGCACGTGACCGGAATGGGTCACCAGCAGCCTGCCGGGGGTTTATCACTTGAGGGACCGTTTCCGGATGCTTACCAGCCGCTCGCTTGCAGATTATCCAATTGTTGAGTTCTGAGCGTCAGCTCTTTCCAAGAGCAGTCACTCGATACTGTTTACCTCTAAGGACTGCTTTCGGCCAGAAGCAGCCGGTGGTGCAAAGAAACTTAGTCGGGAATCAATCCGATGTCTTGTCTTTGCTATAGGGGCAGATTCTGTCGTAAACAGTAGTGGCCTGCGCAGTCACGATCCATTGGTCGTCTGACTCTTGAGCTACCCCGGTATGAACAAAAACTTGATCTAGCTCGCAGACTCTAAGGCGATACGTCCAAAACAGGTACAAGTCATTCTCGTCTTTGATTTCTCGGCCATCCAGTCGATGCATCGGGTCGACTTGCCCGGCAATTGACGCCCCTGACTCAAAGGGAACTATCTCTGTCCCCTCGTGAGCGAGTATGGCCGCGCCCCCCACCCTAACGTGATCCCACCCTTCTACTGAAATTTCGTGTGCGGAAAACACAAGCGGGTGTGGTACATCGTCGGACCACGGTAGTGATGATGCGTAGACTTCTAACTCGCGCCCCGAGTTATTAGTTAGCTCGAACTGCAATTCTCCATTCGGAGCAGATTTCGCCCAAATCTCAATTTCGGGTCCGGACTCGGAGCAAGAAGCGGCGATTACCACTAACGCCAGCAGAGAGAGAGATCGCAGTGCCAATTTCATATTTTCAGGTTCTACCGAGGAGATTCTGAACGGCTGCTTTGGGTCAGTAGCAGACATTAAATATGGCTGTATATAATCACAGTTCGGTCTGCTCTGCCATTTCCAGAGCGTCGTCGATCTCAATTCCGAGATAGCGAACGGTGCTCTCCAACTTGGTGTGACCCAAAAGAAGCTGCACTGCGCGAAGATTCTTTGTTCGACGGTAAATCATAGACGCTTTGGTCCGGCGCATCGAATGAGTTCCATACGCGGCGGGGTCTAGACCTATGTCAGCGATCCAGCCTGCTAGAAGGCGTGCATACTGTCTTGTCGATAGGTGGTCGGATGAATTGCTCCGACTCGGAAACAAGTAGTCCTGAGATCGCAATTGAGCACAGTCAATCCAGACTGATACAGCGGATCGCGTCTGATCAGTGATCTCAAACCGGACTGGTTGCCGAGTTTTCTGCTGTAGCACCATGGCTCTCTTGGAAATACTATTTCCATGCATAACATCGGAAACGCGTAGTTTCACTAGGTCGCAAGCTCGAAGCTTGCTGTCGAGCGCGAGATTGAATAGCGCGAGATCACGGCGACGGTCGTCCATTTGAAGCCGAATCCGAATCGCCCATATGTCCTTCAGTTTGAGAGGCGGCTTTTGTCCGACTAACTTTCCCTTATTCCATGGGACGTGTTTTGAGCTTGTTTCACATGCGCCAAGTTTCCACATTTCTAATGCACCGTCCAAGTGTTATCAATCATTGAGAAGGTTTTCTAGTTGATCGAGCGTCAACGGCTGTCCGCGAAAGTCGACAAGTTGCGTCAAGCTGATTTTGTTCCCGCGCCATAGTCGAGCGCGTCCCGGTCCGAGCAACTTGTCTTGAAATGTCGTCGACTTTCCGGAGAGCCACGCATCGAACGTGATGTCCGCCGGAACTTGACCGTCCATCGAAGCGCGTGTTCCCGGCGGAATCTCGTCCGAGTCAATTCCTAATTCTCTGAACGACATCGTCACAGGACGAAGTCGCGAGCGACAGTTGAAGTGTCGCGGCGGACCACCATTGAACGGCAACGTCGAAGGTGGAACAGGTGTGAGTGTTTTGATGTCCCACGTCTGTCCAGAGTATGCGATGCAAATTTCCGATGTCTTATTGTCGAGCGTCGAGACTTGCGTCGTCTTCGAGATGACGTCGAAGTTCGCCTGATAGGATGCGAGCGCGGCGGAATTCGACACAGCGTTCTGTGACGTTGCGACGAGTGCTCCGGCTTTTCGTTTCGATGTCTTCATGATGCCGGGAACGGTCACGCCGTCCACGGTTCCGCCGACAATGCGGACGATCCCTTGCGTCAAGTTCTCGCCGTTCGACATTGATGTCCTGATCTGGCGAATGAACTGGTTCTGAAACTCCGCCGCCTGTTGTCGCCACCATTTCGAGATCGGCTGTCCCTCGACAAGCGTGTCCGCCACGAGTGCGCGGATCGTCTCCGGATCGAGCCGTGTTCCTTCGAATTGGACAATCTTTTCGTCAGCCACGCTTACGACTCTTGATCGGCTTACGTCCAGCCGGGAATCCTTTTCCGCTCGGCGTACCTGTGAACGGATGCGGATGTGTTGATGCCATGTCGAATCCTTTCGATGTCGGGTTCGATGTCTGTGTCGAGACCGTTCGTCTCGTTGTGTCGTTCGCGAATCGTGTCATGGTCTGTACTCCTCAAGTCCGCCGCCGACAGTCGCGGCGAGCATTCGTTGTCGTGTTGACATGTCGCTGATCTTCATCGTCTTCGGCGGCGCGTCTGTTTCGAGTGATGTGTTGTTGTGATGTCCGGGACCGTCGAGTCCTTTCCCCGGTTCCGCTCCGCCGCCGCTGTGTCGTGTGCCACGGAACAGGGAGCCGAAGTTCTCGTTCTTCTTCCACGCGGCGACGATGTCCGTGTGATCCTGCTTCTCTCCGTCTTCACGAAGAAGCGCGACGCCGTCTTCTCCGGGGACAGTGATCTCTCCGCTCTCCGGATCGACATCGATCACACTCAGGAGTTCATGGATCAATCTGTCCGCGATGCCATCTGCGCCGCGAAGATATTCGAGAAGCTTGTCCTTCGCCGCCGCTTTTGCTTCGGAGAGCTTCTTCGATGCGTCCTTGCCATCGACGAGCGTCTTCAATGCCGCCGCGATGTCGTTTGTCTTCTCAAGTCCGAGCGTCTCGCGAATCGTCGTCACTGTGGAGTGAAGTTCGCGCTTCTCGTCTCGCGTCTTTTCGAGTGCGGACTTGAGCCCGTTCACATCTGGGATGAAGTCTCCCGGATCACCGTCGAACTTGTTGTCCTTGAGCTTCGTCACGACTTCTTCGGGAAGCGCGGCGACTTCTTCGTCTGTGAATTCAATCTTCATGTTCTGAGTCTCCTTCTCACTGTATCGAAGGTCGTGATCACGGCGTCCGCTCTATATCGAATGTCTCGATGTCGTTCGGCTTTGGCTTGTTCCGCTTGTGTCCTGAACAAATCAGTCATCGCTTCTCTCGCGTCGTCCGAGAGCTTCGTCAACGTCTCCGGACCACGAAGCAACGCGAGCGCGAGTTCTTCGTTCTGTCCTGTTCGCGCATCCTTGAACCACTTCATGCGCTCGTCGCCGGACAACGTCACGAACTTATTGATCAACATCTCCGTGATGTGTGTCGCCTGTTCAGGGAGAACGAACGTATTCTTCAACGCGTCGAGATGTGCGGACAGTCCGTTCTCGATTCTTTTCTTCGCTTCGTCTTCGAACTTCGAGATCGACTTCTGTCTGACTTCTTCGATCCCAAGTTCCGAGAGCTTGCCTTCTTCCTGAAGAAGCAATGTCTCCGCGTTGATCGCCTTCTCCTGATCAATCGCCCATTGTTCGTTGATGCTGATCTGTGCTTCGACGGAGTCCTTCTCCGCCGTCGTTGCGCGGATGTTCCTGTTCCGTTGTTCGACGAATGCTTCAGCGGCTGTGCTCATTTTCTTTTCTCCTGTGTCTTGATCCACGGAAAGAACGTCGCGCTCTTTCGCGTTGTGTGATTGCGTGGTTCGGTATCGAATCCGAGTCTCCGCGCCACGGCGTCGAGTTGTGCGTGTCCCTGTCGCGGAGCGTTGCGCATGTTCTGTGTCTTCTTCATCTATAGAGTCCTGTTCTCGTCACCGGCTGATAACGCTCGAAGGCGCAAGCTTTCACGGCGTCGAAGTGATGATCCGGAACGCCTTTCGTCTCCGGAAGATTCGGATCGTTTTTCGATCTGGGGAGCGTCGGGATCGTCGCGATACATCCTTCAGCGCGTCGCGTGAAATACAGTCCGGCTTTTTTGCGTCGCTCCGGTGGCTGTGCGTGATGAAATAATTCACGGACGATGGAACTCGCGTTCGCTCTTGTGTGTCGCTTCCACGGCTCGACGTGGAGTCCGTTCTCTTGATACACGTCAAGGAGTCGCCGGTCGTCGCCGTGATCCTGTGTCACTTGCGGATCGATGCGTCCGACGGAGCGCATGTTCCAGTTCTCCGCGATCTTGTCGATCATCTCGCAATTTTTCGCGATGCTGAGTCCGAATGTCGCGTTCCAATTCCCTGTCGTCTGTCCTTCCGAATCGTCGAACTCGTCGAAGATCACAATTGATCCCTTTGGGAAGAAGCTTCCGTCCGGAGCTTGCGTTCCTTCGAGAGCGGTCGCGGTGAACACACAAGCCGTGGGAGACGAGCCGCCGCCGTGATCAATGTACATCTCCGGCTTCCATCCGTACTCCGGAAGGAACGGCCAGTCGTCGATGACGGATCGCTTCTCCGAATACGCGGACAGATAAAAGCTTCCTTCACTCAGGAGTGTCCAGTCGCCTGATATGAGAGCTTCGGCGTGATCGTGTGCTTCGATCTGTTGAATACCGGCGGCGACGTCGATCATGTTGTTGTCGTGGATTGTGCTCGGACAGTGAATCCAGAGAAGTCCTGTCTTGTCTTCGCGGAACGGCTTCCACGGCGCATGTCGTGCGAAGTTCTTCAACAGGAAGTCATGCGCACGGAGTCCGGGATTCGACGTTGCGATGATGCGCGGAGTGACGCCTTCTGGAGCGCGAATCTCGGCGCGAAGTTTCATGAACAGGGACGGCTCCATGTCGCCGAGTTCATCGAACGCTTGCATCGTGTAACTTCGTCCACGGTATCGAAGCACGTCATCGACGCAATTCAAATATCCGAATTCGATCCTTCCGCCGTTCGGAAGCGTGAACGTCATCCTTCCGCCGTTCCACATTTGCACTCCGTTGCCATACATGTCCGTCAGAATCTGAACGGCCATATATCGAAGTTCTTCCAGAGATTGAAATGTCCGCCGAATGACAAGCGCGTTCGCTTTGTTGCCGAACGTCTCACAGTGTTGAATCGCGAGCAGAACCAGGGCGAAGGATTTTCCGCCAGACTTGCCGCCGCCGAGAAACAAGTTCGCCTGTCGTGGCTGTGACAGACATCGGTTTTGAAAATCAGTTACGGCGAGCATCGATCTTCTCCCGTGGCTGGAGCATCTTGATCGTGTCGGCGATCTTCTTCTCTTTGGGGACGTGTGTTGATTCGCCTTCAATGATCAGTTGCGGCTTATCCGGTGGTGGTGGAAGGACGCGGACTTCAGTGGTGATGTTTAGTTGTTGCGGCTTGTCGCCGAAGCTGTCTGGGTAGCTCATGCGAAGATACTTCTCGACCGCTTGGATCGAACCAGCAACGGCTTTCTCCCTGAAGATCAGTCGCATCTCGCGAACGTCTTCGAGTTTGGCGCGTCTCCACTCACGAGCGAGTTCAGACTTCGTGCGCAGCCAGTCGTCGAACACGGATCGCTCGACATGGAACCAGTCGGCAGCATCACCG